TTCCATCTATCTCTTGCGAGATATATAGAAAAGGATGCAGACATTAAGTCGGTAAGACTATCAGGAATAGATGAAGTGGGTGAGAAGTATAGGATCATTACTGTTCCTTCCTTCTTTCATTCCACAATTCTATCCCCTTGGTCACATCTGACATACCAGTACCTGAAAACGAGTCGCGAGACTCGCACAGGTGTATCTGGTACCAACCACGCATGGGAGATGTCAGTCGAGCTTTCGGCCTCAAATCCTCATCTGGACTGGATGTTTAAGGATCCTCACGGATCTAAAGCATTCTGTTCAGACCTGAGTGAAGCAACAGATAAAGCCTACCACCAGGCAATATCTCTCCTCCTAGACCAGTCACAAGCAGTGATGCCTGTACAAGACTGGTACTGGGAGGTCTGCAAAGATCTCTTATCCAGCTCTCGTCCATTCTCTTGCAAGATGGAGGAGCTGATAATAAGAGGAGTGACTAGCCGGGGTTGCTTCATGGGCGACCATGGAGCAAAAACCGTTCTGACATTATCGGGAATGTATGCCCTTGCGGGTATGAAATTCCCTCGACTTAGTCGTCTGGTCGGTGACGATCAGGCAACTGTTTGTCGAAATGCAGAACTGGCAGGCTCTATCTATAGATCTCGTCTTGAATCTTTGGGTTATGTCTTGAGTGAGCCAGATACATTTGTATCAAGAACCGTCTTCTTTGCAGAAGAAGGTTTTGATATTCCAAATGATATCCGGACCACAACGGAAGTCTGGCTTTCCCGCAAGGGAAGAAGCAGGCTTCCGTTTCATGACACACCCAAAGTCAAGATTCTTTCAGATGTGGGGAAAGATATAGGTCTGTTCTCTGAGACTGCAATTGGGAAGATCACTCTTCTCGCAGTCCGAATGGAACAGACCGGTAGAACGTTCCGTGAGGGACTATTCCACCTAGCCTCCTGGATACAGGATATTTGCATATCCTTGTTATTCCGGAAGGAATTTATATACTTTCCCCGCTTCCTGGTACAAACCGGGAAACCACCTTTATTTGGGTCAAAAGAAAACGTTCAGTCATTCTTGCGAATGCACCGAAATGGACGATTACAGGGACACTACGCGGACATAATGGAGTCTTCTTTACAGAGGACACCGTCCAACGAGGCCCAGTATATCGTTCAAAGTTTCTTTACCCATGGAGCCAATGACGACTCAATCAGAATTGTGAAACGCGAGTTTCCTAAATCTGATTTTGAGTCACACAGGATTCTCA